CAGATAGGTGATCATCACTCTGCGCAAATTTTCAAAATCATAAGATTTGAAATCAGCCTGCTGGAATGTTTGATAGATTCTCTTCCAATCCTCGTTTAAAATTAGATTATTCTGTCTTGACGTTGTGCTCATATTTTACTGTATCCTATGCAATATTTACCATAGATCATTATATGCTTAGTTAATACTTGACGATGTTCTATCAAAATCAAACTGCATCCTTTCATTAACGTTAAAGGGCAAATAAACTATGTTTGCCTCTATTCTTATGCCCTGATCAGTGCTGTTTACCTGCACTTCCTGAACAGAAATTCTTGGATCATAGTTGATGATGTCCTCAACATCCTTTGATATGAGCTTTTTTACCTCTTCAGTAAACGGTTCAAAGATCATATCCCATATAATCGTTCCAAAGTTAGGATTGTGTAATTTTTCACCCTTTCTAATATAGAAATGATTGATAATGTCCTGTTTCACAAGATCTATATCATAAAGTTTATATCCTCTTGTATTTTCTCTGGAACTGAACCCTTTGTAAGTAAAGGATCCGCCGTTTGCGTCTCCAACAGAAGCAACATCCTTTGCAACTGTTTTTGTGTTATATAGTTTTGCCATATGTTACCTCCAATTCTAACTTTCTTCTCTATCTGTATTAATTTGACTCTGTAATGACGGTGAAAGATTTTCATGCTGTGCCCAAGGCTCGTGCATAGGAATTCTTCTCATTATAGATTTAATTTTTCCTGATTGATATCTTGTTGATGACCAATTAAGATTTTGATCAGTTAGAATATTGTCGTGAATTATTAGATCTGTTATTACCAGAGCATTGTCTGCTGTTCTTGCTTCTGGACCGTTCATGTGTATTGCATCTGGTGCTGTTTCAATGTGCTGCGATCCACTGTTGATTTCCGTATTAGTTCCAGCAGTCAAACATGTTCTTGAACCTGTCTTGACATCCAAGTTAATAGCCTGTTGTATTCTCGTATTACCAATAACATTAATATCAAGATCGCCCGGAACAAGAACACCCTCTGCATTTGTATATGTTCTTGTTTCAATTTTTCCATTTGCTCCTATTAACAAATTAAAATTAAATGCACTTTCAATCTGTATTCTTCCGGCTTCCTTGCCTGCTTCGTCCTGTATTTCTTTTAGAGGAGCATAATCTTCATCCTCATTTCTTCTATGAGATTGGGTCGGAGAAATATATTCGGCGGTTGCCTTCATGTTTATGTTTCTTCCGGCTTCTATGTTTACATCTCTATCTGCCTTGAGATTAAAATCATTCTTGGTATGAATACTTACACTGTCTGATGAAAATACATCAATCTTTCCGTTTGATGATAATTCAATCCAAGCAGTTCCTCGAGAATTTGCGATATAAATTAAATCTTCCGAGTTGTGCATCAATATCTGATGACCAGTTCTTGTTCTTAATCTCGTATATTCATTGTAAGGGATTCCTACTTCGCCCTTGGTATTTGTTTTTTCGCCGGTTCCTGCAATAATTCCATTCTGAATATCAACGTACTCATATGGTCCTTTTGATGCGTGTGAAGTTCTTCTATATCTATCATCGCCATCATCCATTACAAACTGAGTTCCGCCTAATCTGCTTATTGGTACTGATGTCGGTGACTGGTGTTCAAGCACTCCAACTTGTAATCTCTTGGCTCCTTCTGCATAATCAAGAGGACCTGGAGAAACTATACCGAACGAAGAATTAGGTGTTTGTCTTCTTGCAGTGGTAGTGGTTGTTCCTCTAATATCATCCTCAAGTGTTCCTTGTTCAAGAAATCTATCCGCTATAGGGTGAATTGGTTTTTTAATTTTTTCTGCATCGGTTTCGCCAACATTAGCATTATGGCGCTTGTTTATTTCACCTACTGGTAATCCTATCTTGCTGTCATATTTCTTTTTTCTTTCAGCAGACTTTGATCCTTGCACATCCTCACCAAAATCAACATTTTGTGATCCTGCTATGGCAGGCACCATGTGATTAGCAAAACTTGGAGGAACACATCCAAACCAATATCCGCTGCCTGGATCACCATCGACAAATGCACATAATACTGTTACGCCGATGTCAGGCGGAACAAACCACATGCCGTATGATTTTTGTGTGTCATTAAAATCGTAATTATTATATCCCTGTCCTTCAAAAGGTGTTTGTCCAAAGAAAGGCGGAGCATAATTTACGACATACGTTTTGTCTTCGGTTCCTACTCTGTTTCCAGAACCCTTTAATAGAGTGATTTTTAATCTTCCCATGAACGTAGGATCAAGAACACTGACAACTTTTCCAATCTGAATCCCCGAACCAAGTTGGTTGATTCTATTAGATGCTGCTACCGATGTTCTTTTTTCTACTGACATGTTATACTAACGTGCCTCCCCTGGCTGCATTAATCAATCTATTCGATGGACCATCATAAAGCGTTCCCCTTGGTTGTTCCTCACCATCAAACTGTTTAGAAAGATTACTTGTTTTTTCAGTTTTAATATTTTCAGCAAATTCAAGTGACTGACCTGCCATTCTAAATGCCGTAACATCTTGTTTCCATGATCCATCGTCAAACTTAGAAATAACCTTTGTAACTTTATAAATTCCACTAAACGGACTTACTCTCGAACTAAATTTGAAAACTCCCTTGGCATCATCAATATCAATAGGAGTCCTAAAATTAATATAAATGTATGTGTCTGTACCTTCGTAATTAGCAGTTCCGTCTTCAGTAATCTGATCAGTTGGATTTACTGTATTGGCAAAATATCCGCCAAATCCGCTGTCAACCAGCCAGTAAGTATCTCCCATTATTTCCATGGTTATTTCGATAAGGTCCCCACTTCTTAAAAATGCATTGTGAAATGCTTCAGCAACCTTGCGTTCCACATCCTCATAACCAACACCACTTTTCATAAAACTTAAAAGTGCAGGGTCTCTTTTTTGTTTGGTCTTACCAAGAAATTGAGGCGTCTTGGATGCTGTTCCTTCTGGAGTTTTTATTTTCTTAGGACCTTGTTCTGCAATACCAGAAGTGTCCTTGGATTGCATTGAAGATGAAAATTGCTCTGCCGTTGCCCCAACACCCGCATAAAATTGATTATTAATTTTGATATCAAACCCAAGTACTTCTGTGTTCTGTCCTGTGTAGATGTAATCGTATTGCTTAACGATCTTGCTTTCCAGTTGTGCATAACCAAGACCCGGTGATGTTGGGTTTTTAAATACACTGCTATGAACAAAGAAAGGTACAACTCTAAAAGTATAACGCCTTGCAAAATCAGCAATTAGATAATCGTATTTTAAAAATTCTATCTGTACATCAACTCTAAACCATTTGATGTATCCTTCTGGTGTTAAAGTGTTGGGATCCAGTACTGCATCCTTGGCATACTTTGAACTAAGAATAACTTGAACTATTGTTTCAGTTAATTTTTGTCCCTGTTTAAAATTGAATACTCTTCCTGCAGGGTTGATTGTCATTCTTTCTCTAAACACTGTTCCTGATTCTGAATCGTATCCGTAGTCCTCGTCAGAAAAAGTAAAATTACCACCATCGGAACTTTGAAAACCCATTGAACTCTTACCAATAGGATTGGTGCCGAATGATTTTCTTTCAACTGGAGAACCGGAAGGAAGATTTCTTGGTCCCTTATTTGAAGGCTTTTCAGGATTTACCGTGGCTCTTTTATTTTCTGTCTTTTGCTTATTAAGATTCCAGTCAGCAGACTTTTCAGGAAATTCAATAACATACTCGTCGGGTATGGCATATCTTTTTTGACTGACCAATTCCTTTTCATTCTTGTTTAAAATGTTAACAAGGCTCTTAGGATTTCCTGGATCGGCCAACAGTTCCTCAACTGTTGCTGGTTTGTTTTTTCTTGGAGCGATTGAGACGTCATAAAATAAAGTATCAATAGTATCTTGGAAACCTATGTTGTTATAAGGAAAAGCACTACAGGTATAAACGCTGCCACTTTCAGTCACACTATATTTTACTTCTGTAATTTTAATGACAAAGTACTTAGGCTTAATTGATGTTATGACTTCTCCAGTCTCGGACCATCCCTTGATATCCATCTTTAATAAAAATGGGGAGTCAATATAATCAGCATACCCAGCAAACAGTGCGGCATTTTGTAAACTCTCAAGAAATATTCCCATGCTGTAAGGTTCGTATATTTCAAACTCAAAACCAAACTGATTTGTTGCTCCTGTCTTTTCTGTTGCAGAAACGTATCCAGTCATTTCAAATGAATTTACATAGTATTCAGGAACACCATAAGCAGTTGATT